CCTGCAAAACTTCCACTTCCTGCTACTGTTAAGTCATTTTTTAAATCAACATCACCATAAACAGTTAAATCTGTTAAATTACCATTATCAAAATTTGTTGAGTCACCAATTCTAACAAAAGGAAAAAAAGCATCCATAAATAAAACATCTCCTGCAACACCACCTGACCATAACCCCTCAAATAGATACTGATTGGATTTTAATAAAAAGCCTTCAGTTGAAAATGAACTACCTGCCGAACCTCTTAACCTTAACCCATCAGTATCACCTCTTATTATACCTCTTAAATCTTCATTTACATCGTTAATTGATACTCCTCTTTCTACAAGAATTCCAGTAGCATTAGAATCTATAGTACTAAGTTTTTTGACATTATTATGATATAATTCTGCTACATTTGAATTTACTCTAATAACAGTATCATCATCATTATTTGTTAGCTTTATATCATCTAAAACCCCTTTAATAAAACCTGTTGTTCCGTCACTATATATTTGTAAATCAGAATCATCACCAAAATTTATTTTTTGGTCATCTGCCATTATAATATCATTAGCACCTGATGTATTACCATTTGCTAATATTTCAGATAATGTACTACTTATCTCTAAAGCATCTACATAAGCAGTTGTGGCTACCTTAGTTGAATTATCATCTGCACTTTGAGTAGTTGCAGTAACTCCGTCTGCTAATACAGAAGTAGCTGTAACATTACCTGTAAGGTCTCCTGTAACGTTTCCAGTTAAATCACCTGTTACATCTCCTGTAACATCACCAGTTAAATCACCTGTAAACGTAGCATCTGTTCCGTCTGTACCATTTTCTAATATTTTACTAGTTCCATCATTTGCATAAACATCTCCTTTGAAGAAACTTGCAGATAAGCTGCCAGTAAAAGTTCCGTTACCAGTAGAAATAATATGACCTAAAGATGATATTCTAAATGCTTCATCTCCATTATAATTTGTGTGCAATAAAGCAGGTTCATCTCCATTATTATCTCCTGTATGTATTTCTAACCCACCAGTATCAGACCCTGCTGATGAATCTATTTTTGCTATAACGTGAGAGCCATTAGGTTCAGCAGATGTTGCTGTTCCTGTTGTTACAATAAAATTAGAGTTAACATTTACATCACCACTAAAAGTACCTGTAGTACCTGATATAGTACCTCCTGTAACATTACCTGTTATATTGCCTGTTACGTTACCTGTAACATTACCTTCTAAATTAGCTATTAAAGTAGCTACTGCATATCCTGTTCCACTTGTATTTACTGTTGTAGTAGGTTCAACTTCTAATCCTTTAAATAACCTATATTTACCTGTTAGAGCTTCTCTAAACAGTCCTGAGTATAGTGTGGTATCTGAAGGATGATATTTACCATAAAAACCTATATCAACTGCGTCTGTGGAGGTATTGTTGTTTGCTAATACAATTAAAGGGTCTTTGACTGTGAGTGTGTCTGTCCCGACAGTCGTGGTGCTTCCCTCAACTACTAAGTTTCCTATTACTGTTAGATTGCTACCTATTTTAGCATCTCCAAAAACGTGAAGGTTTAATCCTGCTTCTGGTGTTACACCTATTCCTACTTGTGTTGTTGATACAAACATAGGAGAGTTGTTACCAAAACCATCAGTTAGTTGCTTAGCTGAAGTAGTTATATTTCCGTTATCAGAAAACTTTACAAGTGACTGATATGTATTTTTTATTTTATTTCCTGAAAGTGTAGCCATTATCTTTCTTTTTTAAATAAGTTAGTAATTTTTTGACATTAACCTCTTTAGGTTTGTAATTCTTTTTTATAATACCCATCCGTGAAATCCTGTGTCTTTATCTGGATAAATATCTTGATTTGAATTACTATAATACTCATCAAATTTAGATGGTGCATTATAAGTCATATAGTCAATAAATCTTTGTGCATAATACTCAGCAAAATCTCTCTCCTTTTGAATTAAGAAATCTATCTCTTCTTTATTTGCTATCTGACTGTTTTCAGAGTTATGTTTATATACACCACCATTTGATATAGAATAAGCTGCAAATGGCAAGTATTCTACCATAGCAAAGTGTATAAGCATTGGCTGTATATAATCGTTTACTAAAGCTAAGTAATCTCCACTTAAATTTCCTGCAATAATATCGGCACTTATCTTGTCATATAAATCTGTGCCTAAATAATTTTGTACATGAATTTCTTGTGCCAAACTAATAAACTGTATAAATTTATCTGTATCTACGTTTGAATTTAATGCAGTATTTTTTACTAAATCTGACCTTTTTATAAATAGTGCTGTTGCCATTATTCTTCTATATTTATTTGTTCATCTTCTATCACTTCACTATCATCCTTTTTTATTCCTGTTTCTTTTTCTATTTCTGCGTCTGTAATAGCATTAGTTAAATCAGTAAATTCTAAAGGTTGTAGTGTTTTAAAGTATATATCTAATTTAATTCCATTATACATTAATACTCTTTCTAAGTCATCTAATATAGTAACTTGCATTGGTCGTATAACTGTATTGTCCATAAGCAGTGAAGCCGTCTGTAGTTCTTCAGCATTATTACCTAATCCAGTATTGTCTTTTATACCAACAAGCATTGGTGATACAATTCTGTGTGACACCATTACTTTTCTCATTGATTCATCACTAAGAAATTTATATTGTTCATGTGCGTCACTTAGTATAACTGGTTCAATACTTGCAGATAATTCTTTACTATCGTTAAACGCTAATATAAATCTACCAGCATTAGAAGAACCACTAAACTTTTCTTGTATGTTTTGCTCTATAAGACTTCTTTGTTCTTCTGTTGGAACACCATTATTAAAGTTTATAAGCATACTTGGTGCAAGACCATTCTGTATATTATTTATATGATAATTAGCTATCTCTTCTTCTAACTCTGCATATTGTAATCCTCCTTGATAATCAACTGGAGAATAATAATAAAATCCAGCTCTATAAGGTTTAATATATAATATTTCTAATCCTGATTTACTTGTTCCAAATGCAGGTATTCTTTTAGGTTGAGTTTTAAACGTTACCTCTGACCAGTCTTTAGCGTAGTAATAACCCTGTATATCACCTTTGTTATTTGCTTTCTCTGCCCTTAAAGTCTCTACAGGTATATGTTCTACTTGGACAATCTTTTTATGGTCTTTAGAATAGATTACTTGAAGTGCAGCTTGACCCATCATTTTATAGTCGTAACATACTTTTTTCATACAGCTTTTAGTAAAGAGCTCCTTCATTTGTTTATAATCATCTTCTTTCTCTTTACTATCAACTGCGTCTATCCCTTTTCCGTATATCATTTCTGCTATACCATTAATAGCAGCATTGTTAGTAGGGCTGCCATTATATCTATCTATAAGATAATCAAAGTAATTATTATCATCTCCATACTCTACCCAATCTCTATTGTATTGTTCTTTGACTTCAGGTCTAGTGTAAGACGACATATTAACTATATGTATCTTTCCTTTTTCTACTTTTGGCAAAGATTTGTTGTTGTATCTGTTTTTTGCCATTTTATTTACTTTTCTCATATTATTACAAAATCGTTATCGTATGTGTTTTCTGTAGTGTATTCTCCAGAATGTACATCAAAGGTATTAAAATTAGTTTGATTTGTACAGAAAATAGAACCTCTATATATTACCGTAGAGCCACTTTTAATTACAAATGAATAAAACCTATCCTCGACTAGAGAAAAGCTCCCTGTGAGCGTCATATAGCCGTTAGAATTAGTTACAGAAACAGTAACAGCACTTGTGGTTCTTTTAGATTTATCGGTTAATTCAAAAGTAACCGAGCTTTCTGCACTTCTAGGAATTACCTTAAAACTCTGAGCGTCTGTTGATGTCGTTAATATTACCATATTATAAGTAACAAATAATACTTAATTTGTTTTCATAAAAAAAGGGACACCGAAGCATCCCTTTAATTTCACCTAATTAAATTTAGTTATTATGAATTAGTACCTACTGTTACAGTTACAGTTGCACTAGACATTCCAGCATAAGGGTCTGAAGCAGTTGGAGAGTCTACAAAATTAGCTGGCTCAACTTCCATAGAAGATAAAGTAAGTGTATATCCACTTAAATCTCCCATAGCAGCACCAGTTACTATTGTACCTCCTGAAACATCAGCACCATGTTGTAATCCCATTAAAAACACATTCCCATTATAATCTTCAACAGCGACATGAGGTCTTCCGTAAGCTAACAATTTTAATTCTTTATTGTCTTCTTTAGAAAGCTTGTGTAGTGTTAAATTTAATGTTTGTTCAAAGAATGTAGTTCCGTTCTCTCTTGATGATGTAATGTTTTGTTCAAAAGACGAGTTTCCTTTTACTTCATATTTATAGGCAGTGAAAGTTCCAGACAAATCTGTTATTTCATCATCAGTTTTTGTAACTGTACCTAAATCTCCAAAATCAGTAAAATAAACTGCTTTTATGCCACCAACAACATCTTTACAAGGTTCTTTTCTACCTAATGATAAATCGCAAGCCATAGTTTATTGTTTTATTATAAAAAAAGGGTAAGCAGATATTTACCTACCTACCCTAATTTTTGGTTAATTTAATTTATTAAGAATAAAGAACTATATCAGAACCTATTCCGTACTGTACTCCAGCAGTAAATCTCATAACAACTCTTACGTTTTGAGAACCGTCTAGGTCAGCCATATCAATCAACTTAACTTCGTTGTGGTCAGATAAAAGACCTGTTCCAAAGAATAAGTTAGATTTTTCAGCAGCAACAGCTTTATTGTCACCAAGTCCATTAGCAACAAATAATTTTACACCATCAAAAGATAATGCTCCATTTTGCCACCACATAGTACCTTGATTAGATACACCGTTAGCTCCAATGCTAGATACGTTTTCACTTCCAGCAGCGTTTTCTAAAATTCCAAATCCTCCTAGTGCTCTTACATAAGCTCTAGCAATATTTTGAGATACATAGATAAATAAATCTTCTTTTCCGTATAAAGCAGAAGGAATAGCGTCAACTATTTTTCCTAATTCTGCAATTACATTAGAAGAAGTTACAGTTCCAGCAGCAACGTCGATAATATCTCCGTCAGCAGCCATTAAAGTAGAGAATCCGTCAAATTCACCAGCGTTTCCGTTAACACCAGACCAGATGTTGTTTTCTGTTTTTTCAGCAACTAATCCAGAAACGTGACCGATTAAGTAGTCACTGAATTTAGGAGGTAAGTTGTCAAAAGCAGAATATCCCATTGATATAGCTTCCCAGTCACTTCTAAAGTCTTTCTTACAAAGCTCTAGGTTTACTTGGAACTCTTCTGGTTGAAGGATTCTTTCAGTTAATGTAATAGTTGCAGTGTCAGTAAAATCACAAGTTGCATCTTTGATTACGTTAGAATCAGTAGCAATCTTTTTAATTACCTCTTTGAACTTTACATTTGGTTTGATTTCAATACCACCTCTATCAAGTGTAACACCTGATAATAAAGCAGCAGAAATGTACTTGCCTGCAAATTCGCCAGCATAAGTACTTGTAATTGATGTAGTAGTAGCCATTTTTTAATTGTTTTTGTTTTAGTTTATTTTAAATTAGCAATTCTGTTCATTACTCTATCTCTAGTGCTCAGTACTTTGTTTTGACCATAAGATTTAAAGTTTTGTTTTACTTCCCCTTCAGGGTTGTGTGATATTGGTTCTGAAGCTGGTTCAGCAGATAACTTCTCTATTTTAGTTTCCATAGATAGTTTTTCCTCACTGTAACCTAATTTCATTTCCTCAATCAATTTCTTTAGTTCAGAGATTTTAGAATCAAACTCGTCTCTTCCAACGTATTTGGTTTCATCCATCTCAATTTCTTGAGAAGCTTCCTCTATAACAGGAACTTCTTCTTGTAATTCTTCAGAAACAACTTCTTCAGTAGATAATTCCTCTTTAACTTCTTCTTGGCAGGCAAGTTCTGTTAATTCTTGAGATAATTTCTCTTCTTCTTTAATTTGTTCCGAAAGATTTACTTCTTGATTCACTTCAACTTCTTTTACTTCATCTTTCTTAACTAGTGATAGTTTTTCCATGATGTCGTTCAAAATTGATGTAGCTTTAGTGTTTTCCATAAATTTCGATTATTAAATTAATTTATCTTACTTAAATAACTGTATGTAAAAAGGTTGTTACATTTTTAGTTTGTATCGATACAAGTTGTACAATCACTATATAATGTGGCAGAATTTATGTGATGTTCTCCACTTGAAGCAATATTTAATACAGTATAACAATTACTATGACCTGAGTTCTCAAAATCTAAATAATATACATTACCAACTATAAGCTCAGTATCGTGCAAATGAATTTCTTTCTTCATACTATGACCACATCTTTGTACCCTGTAATAGTACTCATCTCCAACATAAACTTCACCTCTTATTTTACCAACTCCTTGAGCTCTTAAAGTTCCATCACAACACTTTCTTGAGTATGTACCATTTTTACACATACAACCTCTTCTACTACCACTTGGAACAGCGAT